ACAAGAACGGCAAGGAAATCTTTGAGGGGGATATCTTAAAGAGCAATAAATACATAACTAGCGTATTTTATGAAAGAGGTGCTTATTGTGTGAAGTTCAGTCGAACTCCAAATACTACGGTAACTATGAATGTGATAAGTTTTATCGAAAAGTATAAAACTAAAATCATCGGCAACATCTACGAAAATCCAGAACTTTTGGAGGTGGAAGAATGAAAGACTTTATTCTAGCTATCAATAATTTAAAAATTGAGATTATAATAAACTCAGATTATTTAGACAGCTATGAGCTAGGAAATATCAAGAACCATGCAAGGGATTTATATGAAACTCTTGTATGGTTGCAGTGTATGGCAGAAGAGGTAGGGAAATGAAACGATTCTTAATCGGATATTCCTTGCTTACAACTTGCTTGCTATTCATGCAACGTGAAGCACAAAAACCCTTTCTAGTCTATCACGCTGATAGTAAATACGCTATCACTGGCAAGGTGAAAGAAAAACGAAAAATCGGAAGTCTTTTTACTATCACGGTAAACGGGAATGTTTTCGTGGTGAGTGAAGAAAAATTTGAAAAAGTAGAAATTGGAGATGAGGTGGAAATTTGAAAGTTTGGATTGTGAGAAAATATTTGAAGAGTACAAGGATGGAATATAATCGATCGTCACCGTTTGAAGAAGTCGAATTTCAAACGAAAGAAGAAGCGATTGCTTATAGAGAATCACAAAAGAAAGGCGTCTTCGATATCTATCAAAAAGAATTTTAAAANTAGTGAACAGAAATATAAAAACATTGAAATAGGGGATGATATTGAATTATGAACACACTAGAAAATGTAAAGCAATGGTTTATTGATCGTGACCTTGAAAACGGTGGACGATTAGACAAGCAGTCACTCAAGCTTAGTGAAGAATTTGGAGAGCTATGCGCTGGGTATCTCAAGAAAAATGAGAAAGTGACCAAGGATAGCATCGGAGATTGTGCAGTCGTGATTGTAGGGCTGGCCTTACTGAATGAAGATGTGAATAAGATTTTTAAAGAGTCTGATGGTTTACGGAAGAAAGAAATTACAGAAACATTAATCTCAATCAATGCAAACATTAGTGAGTTTCAACTATCTCAAGGATTTGCTAGTAAATTAATGTGCAGACATAACTTAGTACGTTGCATTGGTTATCTGAAAAATCTTGGTTATGACTTTGATGAATGTTTTGAACTGGCTTACCAAGAAATCAAAGACTGTAAAGGTCTATGGATTGATGGTTCATTTGTGAAGTGGGAGGAATTACCTGATGGACTACGAGCAAAGATTAAATGATAATCAGCGTAAACGTTTTGCATTCATGTTAAAACAAAAGCGCAAAGATAGTAAATTATCACAAGAAAAACTAGGTGATATATTGGGATACGCTCAATCAGATATTTTTAAATGGGAAGCATGCAAGGCAAGACCTAACTTGTATCAAGTGGAAGATGTAGCGACATACTTTAATTTGCCTATGAATGTTTTGATAGGGGAGGGATAGATTGACTGACATTGAAAAACGATTAAAGCAATTACCTTATACGAATATTAAAATCAAGTCATTACATAATGAAATTATTGGTCTTAGGTCTTCAAGTGTTAAGGGGCAGTCGTTTGATAATATGCCTAAGTCACCATCAAATAATAATCAAACTGAAGATATGAATATCCGTGTGATTGATAGGTCGGATGAACTCTACGAGGAAATTGCAGGGCTATATCAAAAACAACAAGAAACAATCAAATGGATCGAGAATTTAGAAGACCCTATCGAGAATATCGTCATGCGCTTACTTTACATTGACGGACTATCTTGGAATGAGGTGCAGATACAATTAAGATGCGGGCGGACAACTATTAAACGGGTGAGAAGAAGCGCTATCAAAAAAATGGCACTAATGGCACTAAAAGGCACTAATTAAGTGGTATTATGATAGTGTCAGCAAAAGGCTGATGACTCCTATTTATATTTTTTAATTCGGTGTTAGGAAAAGTATTCATTGTTGATTTTCCTTTGCGTTTTTAATTTTATAGTTTCATAATACCTCCAAACTTCCTAACACCGTTTTTATTTTTCGGGAATACGATTGGGTGCAAATCCCACTATTCTCATGAGAGGTCTTCATTAAGTCACACAATAATCGTGTGGCTTTTTGTTTTATAAGGAGAAGGGGATGAAGCCACAAAGGCTGACCATATTAAACGGTCGGAGAACAGCGGTTGATTATGATAAACGTAATCAAGAATACACAGACTATAATCGTACTCGTTGGAAGTATGATAGAGAGGTTAAACGATTCTATAATTCAACAGTCTGGAAGAGAACAAGTCAACAAGTTTTACTTGAAGCAAATTATGTCTGTGCTATGTGTGGTGATGAAGCTACTATGACTGACCATATTATTAGTGTGAAACAAGATTGGTCAAGAAGATTAGATCGAAACAATCTTCAAGCAAGTTGTAAGAAATGCAATGACAAGAAAGCAATAAAAGAGAAGTATTCTTTTTAAAATAATTTCAAAAAAGCAAAAAATAAATGGAATATCGTTCGGTTATGCACTGATAAAATGTACGGAAATACCCCCTTTTATTTAAGACGGGGGTGGGTATTGTTCGGATATAAGAACGCTGCCCTCTTCTGTGCGAAAAATTCCGTTTTTGAAATTTTTGAACCCCCATAAAATCAGAAAGGAGGTGGTCGATTTGGGTCGAAAAATGAAGGTTCTTGAAACAACTAAAAGTCATTTGACAAAAGAAGAAAAGATTGCAAGAAAAACCATACAAGAAAAGGCTTCTGACGGTTTGGAAGCATTGCAACTGACACCACCAAAACATTTTGACGCAATCGCAAAGGCTGAATACAAGCGCGTGATTGAAGATTTAAGAAAGCTACCCCTTAGAAATCTTGATCGTGCAGTTTTAGAAAGCTATTGCACATGGTATGCAGTCTATAAAGAAATATCCCGTGGATTGCAAAAAGAAGGGTATGTTTATGAAACAGATAATGGTAAGGTGTTGCCGAATAAGATGTTGTATAGTTTGGAACGCGCTACAACAAACTTAATGAAAGCAGCATCACAACTTGGTTTAACCGTGGACAGTCGTATGAAATTATACGTGCCACAAGTTGAAGAAAAGAAAGAGAGTATTTTTGATAAATTTGGAGGATAGATAATGAATAAGTACCAAGAATTAGTTAATCTGATTGAGAAAAATAAGATGACAATCACGAAAAAGGCTTGCTATGATTCACAAAGTGGTTGGACTGGAGCAAACATCATCATAAAAGATGATCAAGATTTTGAGTTTGATTTGTCTGGTAATGGGTACTGCTTTAATGATAATAAAGTTGATGAAGCGTTGTCGGCCATTAAAAGTTATCTTGAATATAAAAACTTAACTACGTTCGAAGCATTTAAAAAATACATAGAGAATAAAGCTATTTCTAAATAGAAACGGCTTTTTTTATTTTAGGCCGTTGGTGTAGTGGTAACATGACAAGTTCCAACCTTGTAGTCGTGGGTTCGATTCCTACACGGTCTGTTACGTGTTAGAAAGGAGGTAAAGTATGGCATACGATTACTCTTGTATCCATGAAAAATATCATGATGTAGCATACGAATATGCAAAAGATGTAATCGATGGGAAACGTATTGTCAGCAAGAAAGTTTATAAAGCATGCTTACGACACTTACGCGATTTGGCGAATATTCCCAATAGCGATTACGATTACTTCCCGAATATGGCACAAAACCCAATAGATTTTATTGAAATGCTCCCAGATGTCAAAACTGGGAAACCATACCCGCTGGCAGATTTTCAAAAATTTATTTTGTGTAGTCTGTATGGTTGGAGAAAAAAGTCTGATACATCTATCAGACGATTTAAAAAAGCTTTAATCAGCTTGGCCAGAAAGAATGGTAAAACAATCTTGGTTGCAGGTATTGCCTTATATGAGTTTTTATTTGGTCGCAACCCTGCAATGAGTCGACAACTGTTTTGTACAGCGAATGACCGTTCACAAGCACGTATTGCTTATGATATGATCCGTAAGCAATTAGATGCTTTAAGAAGTAAAAATGCAGATATCAGAAAAGCTACAAAGATAGTCAGAGATGAGCTTCGTAACTTGAACGATGAAAGCTATGTGCGTGCATTAAGTCGTGAGACTGGTGCAGTCGATGGTTTCGAACCGTATGTCGGTATCTTAGATGAATTTGCAGCATCTAAAACAAATGAAATGATTGAGCTTCTCGAATCTGGTCAAGGTCAGCTAGATAATCCTTTGATTTTGATTATCTCAACTGCTGGATTTGATTTAAACGTACCAATGCACACTATCGAGTATGCGTATATTGAAAAACTTCTCGATGAAGAAGTTGAAAACGATGAATACTTTGCCTTCATTGCTGAACAAGATGATGAAGAGGAAATCAAAGATGAAAAGAACTGGATAAAATCAAATCCAATTCTTGAAGTCAAAGCTCTACGTAAGAAGATGATGGACTACCTACGAAAACGTAGGAAGGTGGCACTTGAGACAGGAACAATAAATGAAATTCTAGTTAAAAACTACAACATGTGGCGTCAATCATCAGAAGAGTCTTATATGGATAAAGAAAGTTGGGCAAAAGCTAAGATTGATAAACCAGATATTAGAAAACGTAGAGTTTGGTTGGGTGTCGATGTTGGTAGGTCCAGCGACTTATTCTCTATCTCTCCAATGGTCATGATGGATGATTATTGGTATGCAGATAGTTTTTCTTTTGTGGCTACTAAATATGGCTTGATTGCAAAAGAAAAAAGAGATGGTGTCTCTTATACCAACTTAGAAAGAGCTGGTGAGTGCGAGATAACAACGCTTGAGAGTGGGGTTATAGATGATGAGCGCGTGCTTGAGAAAATCGAGGAAATGGTCTATCAAAACGAGTGGGAGTTACAAGGTATATTCTTTGACCCTTATCAATTCGGTTCACTATTGACGATGATTGAGAAACGACATCCAGAATGGCCACTAGTCCAGATACCACAAACCACCATGGTTTTGAACATGCCAACGAAACAATTCCGTGATGATGTCCGTCAAGGCAAAATCAAGCATAGTGGTAATCAGTTGCTAACAATGGCAATTAATAACGCATATACCAGAGTTGATAATAACGGTATGAGGATTGATAAAAACAAAAATAGTAATAAAATCGACCCTCTGGATGCTCTGTTAGATGCCTATGCTGCATGTTATTTAGAACCCTTTGATGGAAGTGGTTATTGGACAAACGAGAAAATCTTGGAAGGAGGTTCGCTATTTTAATGTTGAAGAGAATTTTAAACCATATACATACAATATTATTGCTGATTGGAATAGGATTTATATCTTACAGCCTTTTTTTAATTAACGAAATAACTGGTTTTCTAGGAACTGGAGTTCTTTTGATTATGTTGGCTATGCTGATTAATCTTGAAAATACAATGAAATAGAAAGGAGGTGAGAAAATAAATGACTTTTTTTCAATCTTTAGGGTCGTCAAAACTATCTTATGACGATTATATCTCTTCAGTAATCTCTGGAAATTCAAGTCCTGAATATACTGGTATATCTGCCTTAAAGAATAGTGATGTCTTAACTGCAGTATCTATTATAGCTGGTGATGTTGCTCGTTTTCCATTATTGAAAAAGGATTTAGTGGGTAATATTGAGCAAGATGAAGATATGAACTATCTACTAAATGTCAAATCCACAAGCAATACATCAGCAAGGCAATGGAAGTTTGCAATGACCGTCAATACAATTTTGACTGGTAATTCATTCTCTCGTATCCTACGTGATCCAATAAGTGGCAAGCCATTAGAATTTCAATTTTTTAGACCATCTGAAACAACTGTCGAAGAAACCAATGACCATGAATTGATTTACACTTTTCGTGACCGTCTGAGTGGTAAGGAAATTGTATGTAAATCAGAAGATGTTATCCATTGGAAATTCTTCAGCCATGACACCATTCTTGGTAGGTCTCCATTGCTTTCCCTTGGAAATGAAATCAGCTTGCAAGATGGTGGATTGAATACCTTGATTAAATTCTTTAGAGATGGTTTCTCAAGTGGAATTATCAAGCTTAAAGGTGCTCAATTAAACGGTGAAGCCCGTAAAAAAGCCCGTATGGACTTTGAGAAGATGCGTGAGGGTTCGACAGGTGGCAGTCCATTGGTATTTGATGATACCCAGGAATACACTCCACTTGAAATTGATACGAATGTCTTGCAGTTGATTACATCTAACAACTTCTCTACTGCACAGATTGCTAAAGCTTTACGAGTTCCTAGTTTTAAATTAGGAGTAAATAGTCCTAACCAATCTGTTGCACAGTTGACTGAAGACTATGTAACTAACGACCTTCCATTCTACTTTGATGCAATCACAAGCGAATTGGCTTTGAAAGTATTCAGTGATGAAGAACGCAGGAAGTATCGTGTTGACTTCGACACTCGTAGCGTGACTGGTAGAAATGTAGACGAGATTGTAAAACTTGTAAACAATCAAATCTTAACACCTAACCAAGCTTTGATTGAACTTGGTAAGGAACGCTCTACTGATCCAAACATGGACCGTTACCAGTCAAGTTTGAACTATGTCTTCTTGGATAAGAAAGAAGAATATCAATCAATGAAAGGAGGTGAGACAAGAGATGCCAAAGAGAATCAAGATGAAAGGTCCACTGATTCCGAACAATAGTCAAGAAGTTTACGACTACTTCGGTTTGGAAGCGGTCAGTGCAAAATCTATCACAGATGCTTTTCCAGAAGACAATAGTGACATCGTTTTGGAAGTTAATTCCAACGGTGGTCTTGTAACTGTCGGGAGTGAAATCTACACAGCATTAAAAAGCTATCCAGGGTATGTGACTGTGGAAGTAACAGGGATGGCAGCAAGCGCTGCTAGTGTTGCAATCATGGGAGCGGATAAAGTGCTTATCAGTCCAACAGCTCAGATAATGATTCACAAAGCGTTGTATGGTTTTGTATCTGGTAACAGTGATGACTTGGACAAAGCTTCTAATGCGTTAAAATCTAGCGACCAAGCTATTGTGAATGCGTATGTAGCTAAGACTGGATTGGAAGAATCAGTTATCCTTGACATGATGAAAAATGAAACCTTCATGTCAGCTAGTGAAGCAGTTGAAAAAGGCTTTGCAGATGAAGTAATGACCTTTGATGATGTTGGTGCAGTTGCAAGTCTTGGAGATGGACTGTTGCCACAAGCTGTTATTGACGACTTCTATGCTAACCGTAGCAAGCGTAAGTCAGAAATTCAAAACATGCTACGAGAAATCGAAAAAGAAGAATTACTTAAAGGGCTATAAGCTCTTTTTTTAATACCGAAAAGGAGAATAAACAAAACATGTTTAAAGAAAAAATGAAAGAACTTCAAGCACAAATTTTAAACATTGGTGCTGAAATTGTTGCTAAGACAGAAGAGTTGAAATCTGTTTTGAATACTGAAGATCTCGAAAAGGCTCGTGAAATTCGTGCTGAAATCGACAACTTGAAATCACAAAAAGAAGAAGTAGAAAACAACTTGAAGACTTATGAAATCGCAAAAGAAGGAGCTGGAATGGAAGCTATTGAAAAACATGAAGTAAAAGCAGATGGTAAAACTTACCGTGATTCTGTAAATGAATGGGTACGTACTAAAGGTGCAGTTGCTGATTCAAACTTGAAACTTGAAGGAAAAAACCTTCTTATCCCTATGAATGAAGCAGTAAATCCAACACAAGATGGATTGAAAAAGGCTGAAACTGAAAAAGTAACTAGCAAAGAAATCGTTACTACTCCAATGCGTGAAGTTAAAACAGTTCTTGACCTTAAACAATTCGCTACTATTCATAAAGCGGCTAAAGGTGAAGGTTCATATCCTATTCTTAAACACGCTACATCTAAGATGGCAAGTGTAGAAGAATTGGAAAAGAACCCAAAACTTGCTAAACCAGAATTTACAGATGTACCTTGGAAAGTTAAAACTTATCGTGGTGCTATTCCACTTTCACAAGAAGCTATTGATGATGCAGATGTTGACCTTCTTGCAATCGTAGCTGAAGCAGCTAACCAAATCAAAGTAAACACTACAAACGATGCAATCGGTGGTGTTTTGAAAACATTTGAAGCTAAAAACGCAGCTGACTTGGATGCAATCAAAGCTATCTTGAATGTAGATCTTGACCCAGCTTACAATGTATCATTTGTAGTTACACAAAGTTTCTATCAAAAACTTGACACTTTGAAAGATAAGAACGGTCGCTACTTGCTTCAAGATTCTATCGTTTCTGCATCAGGTAAAGACTTCCTTGGTCATCCAGTATTCGTAGTTGCTGACACAGTTCTTGGTGAAGCTGGTGAAGCTAAAGCCTTTATCGGTGATGTTCAACGTGCTGTACTCTTTGCTGACCGTCAAGAATTGGGTCTCCGTTGGACTGACAATGAAATCTACGGTCAATACTTGCAAGCAGTTGTACGCTTTGACGTTAAGAAAGCAGATGCTAAAGCTGGTTACTTTGTAACTATGCCCTAATACTCCCCCAATCAGTGGGGGTGTCTCACGGTCAGCGGTTGAATTAGCAAAACCAACTGCTAGTAGCACCAAGCAAGATATTATGTCTTATTTAGATAGCAAGGGGATTTCTTACACAACTTCTCAAACCAAAGAGCAACTACTAGCCTTGATTGGAGGTTAGGGATATGGAAGCTAAAAAGAATGGTTTTCTCGAAGAGGTTAAGTTATATTGCAAAATTGACTATGACTTTGAAGATGAGTTACTGATTGAGCTTATTGAGTCTGCAAAAGAGCAGATTTGTTTCGCAATTGATAACGATTTAAACCCAGATGATTTAGTGGATTATGCGAAATTCCGCTTAGCTGTCAAAAAGCAAGTCAAAGAAGAATATGAACATCGTGGAATGTCAGCAGATACCATGCGCTATCCATTGGCAAATGGTGTGCTAAACATCATTCATCAGCTTAGAACACGGAGGGAAAGTTAATGCGGACACGTAAAATGAATGTTCGCATTACTTTTTTCCAAAAAGTAGGTGGACAAAATGAAGATGGAGAAGTGTTAGACTTTGAAAGAAAAGACTTATATACTTGCTGGGCAGAAGTGCCTAAAACATCTATTAAGGATTTTAGAGAAAATGCGACTGTCACAAAAGCAGGTGGACTAGTAGAACATAAAGACACTAAAACATTCTTAATTCGTCATCTTCCAAAACTTCCTTTTGACAACTCTTGCTTTGTAGAATTTGATGGTAACGAGTATCAAATTGATGCAATCGAACGTGATCACGAAAACAAGGAAATGGATTTGATTAAGGGAGTGATGTTGTCATGACAAAAGGATTAGACCTTTGCCTAAATAATCTCACTAAATTAGAAGTAAAAGCTCCTAAAGTTGCTCATGAAGCAGTCACAATGGTAGCTAAAGAGTTTGAAAAAGAGCTTGAAGTAAATACTCCAGTTTCTGATGAGTTTACACCCACTCGTTTGAAAGAAGATATAAGGATTAGTAATTTCAAAGGCGGTGGAAATGCTCCTTCTAAAGATATTGGATTTGGTCGTTCTACTGGTTGGCGTGCTAGATATCCCAATAGCGGGACAATCTATCAGAAAGCACAGGATTTCGAGGAAAAGACTATCAATGCAGTTACTCCTCGTGCTAAAGAAATTTATATAACAAAAATAAGGGAGGTGTTAAAATAAATGATTGCTGAAACTGAAGCTTATAAACTTTTGGTGGCAGATGAAAAGTTAAATCAACTGTTCAATGAGTTTAGAGGTAAAGAATTTCCAGGCTATAAACAAGGTATTTTTACTTATGATATTCCTGAAAAACCTACGAACTTAAAACGAAAAGAACTTGCTCCGTTTGCAAGAATTTATTTAACCTACGAAGCACCTCACAAGTATGCAGATGATGAAATCATCTCAATGGAACAACGTATCACAATCAACTTTTGGTGTAAGAACGCAAAACAAGCTGACCAAATCGCCAAAAGAATGGATGCGGTCTTAGAAAGTAGTGGATTTGAACGCTACACAGCAAATGAGAAACCTCGATACATGGATGACGATATTGGACTGTTAATGAATGTCCGAAAATATCGTCTTTTTGATTGGAGTGATCTCGAAGAAATGAAAGGAAATAAATAAATGTCTAAAGTTAAATTTGGTTTACGTGGTTTTGAGTATGGGGTTTTGGACAATAAAAACATTGTCACAGGTGATACTAAAAAAATCCCTGGAATTAAAACAGCGAAATTGGATATCACAAATGAATTGAACACAATCACAGCAGATGATGGACCATACGTAGTATTGTCTTCAGGTATCACTGGAACAACTCTTGAAGTATCATGGTTGGATTTGGGCAGTGAAGCTCGTAAAGACTTCTATGGTATCACTGTTGAAAATGGTGTTGAAAAATACAATAAGAAGATGACTCCAAACGACATCGCTTGCTTGTTCCGCACAACTGGTGATGATGGTAAAGGTATCTGGGTTGGTCTTCTTAAAGGTAAGTTCTCTCTTCCAGGAATGGATTTGGAAACTAAAGACGGTTCACCAGAACCTAAGAACGATACTGTATCTGGTAGCTTTGTAGCTCGTGGAGACGATGATGAAGCTCTTGTAATTGTAGTTGGTCGTGAAGATAACCCACAATTCCAAGAAAGTGAGTTCCGTAAGTTAGTCTTCCCAAAGTCGTAAGTGGTGCTGCACCTGCAAGTGCAGTTGCCACGATGGAACAGTAATTAGACTAGGCTTGGTTTCTTTCCAAGCCTTTATTTTTTTAAGGAGTTAATAAATGTTTGAAATTAAGTTTAAAAAAGCAGGTGTTTTGAAAGAATTTTCTAAAGACTATGTAAATGTTGAAGATAATTTACTAGCATTAGAACATCAAGTACGACAAACTGCCTTGTATGAAAATAAAGAGGATTTGTTAAATCCTATTAAACATCGTGAATTGAATGAAGCATATCTAGAAATGTTTGTGAAAATGTACGGTGAACAGTTTGAAGTAAATGATATCAAATGCGCTAGTGTAGAAACACTTGAAACTTTGAATGATCTATATCTTGCAGCACTCGGTGGAAAACAGGAAGAAAAAGAGAACACTGAGGGAAAAAAGAAGAAAAAGGGTTAAGCCCTAAAGAAGCTCAAAACAATTTATTAGTTTGGGTTCAATCATTAATGAGTCAAGGATATACAATCCATGATATTAAAAGAATGCGCTTATCAGATTTTGATTTGATGGTGCAGGCTTTAGAAACAAAAGAAAGCCAAGAGGAAGAAGAAACGACCCTTGACAAGGCCTTCCCATTCCTTTTTGGATAAAAAAGAAAGGAGATTAAATGGCAAGTAACATTGGCGAATTAGTCGCCACAGCAACCTTAGATGTCGCTCCTTTTCAGTCAAATGTTGGGAGGTTGAAAACTTATCTAAAAGGTGTCGATAATTCCCTAAAAGCGATGGAAAACAACTTTAAAGGTGCAGGTAAGAATGTCAGCAACCTAAAAGGACTTTTATCGCAAACTGGTTCAGCTCTTAGCTCATATCAAAAGGTATTGAGTTCACAGAGTGAACGATATAACCAGTTGAAAGCTAGTATAGGTGATGTTTCAACTGCTACTGCTGAACAAAAGCAGAAGTTAGTTGAAGCAAGTGCTAGTATGACAGCTACTGCTGCTAAAGTAGCTGAATTACAAAACCGTTATCAACAGTTAGCTAGTTCTATGAGACAAGCTTATATCGATGATAGTGCCTTCACTAAATTTGGTAGAGGTGCGCAAGAAGTCGGTAATAAAATCAGTCAAGTGGGTCAAACCATATCTGGTTTTGGTTCTGCTTTAACTCGTGGAGTTACCGCTCCAATTGTAGCAGGAGCTGGTCTTGTAGTGAAGGCTGCAATCGATTATGAGTCAGCGTTCGCAGGGGTAAAGAAAACAGTTGATGAAACCGCAACGGTATCTTATCAAAAGTTATCAGACGGTATTCGTCAAATGGCTAAAGAATTGCCAGCAAGTGCAGTTGAAATTGCAAACGTGGCAGAAGTTGCAGGTCAGTTAGGTATTAAGACAGAAGATATTCTCTCATTCTCTCGTACTATGATTGATATGGGAGAATCAACCAACTTGAGTGCAGAAGAAGCTGCAACAGCAATCGCAAAGATTGCCAATATCATGGGGCTAACATCAGACGAATACTCTAAATTTGGTGCAGCCGTTGTAGATCTTGGTAACAACTTTGCAACTACTGAAAAGGACATTGTAATGATGGCCAACCGTTTAGCAGCAGGTGGTAAACTTGCTGGACTAACTGCACCAGAAATCTTAGGTCTTGCTACTGCTATGAGTAGTGTAGGTATTGAAGCAGAAGCGGGTGGTACTGCAATGACTCAAACACTTACAGCTATCGGTAATGCAGTTGCATTGACTACAAAGGACTCAGTAGACGACCTTGCATTGATTGCTAAAGTCGCAGGAACAACATCAGAAGAGTTTCAACAGGCTTGGAAAGAAAAACCTGCTGAAGCTTTACAGTCATTTATCAAAGGTCTAAACACAGCGCACGAAAAAGGCGCAAATGTGGATGCTATCTTGATGAAGTTAGGCATGACAGGTGTTAGACAAGGTAATATGCTCAAATCTCTTGCTCTATCATCTGATAAAATGAGTGCAGCAGTACAACGTTCTAACCAAGCATGGAAAGAAAATACTGCCTTAACCAACGAAGCAAATAAACGTTATGAGACTACGGAATCACAGTTGAAGATGTTTAGAAATCAGCTGACAGATATCGCTATTGAATTTGGAGGTCCACTTATCAAGGCTCTTAGAAGTGGTCTTGATGCAGTAAAACCATGGATAAACAATCTTGCTGATTTAGCAAAAAAATTCAGTTCATTATCAACAGAACAACAACAGAATATCATTAAGTGGGGATTGATGGCAGCTGCTTTAGGTCCTGCTTTGAAGTTGTTAGGTGGTGGTATCTCAGTCATTGGTGGTTTTGTTAAAGCAATAGGTGGTTTGTCAAAAGGTATTGGTTTCCTGAGTGGTTCAGCTAAATATCTTGTAAATCTACCAGCTGGTTTGAATGCTTTAGCTGGATCAGCAGGAGCAGTGGAAACTGCAGTAGCAGGAGCAAGCACAGGAACTGGTTTGCTTGGTAGCGCCCTTGGATTTTTGGTAACCCCAGTTGGGTTAGCCACTGTTGCTTTAGTTGCTGCAACTGCAGCAGCTGCATATTTTGCAAATAAAGCCTATGAAGCAAGACAACGTGCACAAGAGTGGGGCACTAGTGTTAGCGAAGAACAAGCTGGTCAACTTCAAAACTTTAAGGATAAAGTGGATGAAGCAAACCAAGCTATGACAGTCTTTGGAACAAGTTCAGAAGGGATTGATAAAGTTACAACTGCAGTCCAAAAACTAGCGACCGAAATTCAAAAATTAGCTGATGAAAACTTAGCGAAGGACATCGATTTAGCTCATAAGTTAGGTTTGAGCGAAGAGACGATCCAACAAATTTCTAGCCATGCTGACCAAATTAAAAACAACGTTCAGCAAATGTCTGATGAAGTTATTCAGATTTATCAGAATGCTGCAAACAACCATCGGAAGCTTTCTGAAGAAGAAAAAGCAATTGTACTATCTAATCAGAATGAATTGATTAACACTCAATTACAGTTGATGGAATATTCTGGTGAAGAACGCATCAACATGATTAAAGCTTTCAACGGTCAAGCTGATGAATTGAACACAGAGCAACTTAAAAAAGCCACTGAATTAACTGAGAAATGGGCGAAAGAAGAACAAGCGTCTTACAACGAACGCTTGGACGGATACAAGAAACTCATGGAACAAATCAAAGGTGAGGATGAAAAGTCCGTTAAGGCTCGTGCTGAGATTAAAAGCAAAATAGAGCAGTTGGAAGCTGAGCACGCAGCTAAGATGGAAGCGTATAGTCAGAAATGGAATGATCTGCAAGGTAGACTTTTAAAAACCTTGAAAGTTAGTCCAGAAGCATTATCAGGTATTATGAATCAGCTTAAAACGAGAGCTGAGGAAATGGGCTTGACTTATGATGAAATGGCTATTAAATTCCAGAATACTTTCTCGAAAGTACAAGAAGGCCATAGCATGTGGGCACAAACAGCTAAAGATGCCACTGAGACTACTAAGCTTGCAAATACTCAATGGAATGCTATGGTTTGGGATGAAAAGACTGGCAAGTTGAAAACGAATGCAGTCGAAGAAGTTCAAAAGGCCCTTGAAGCAGAAGGCGGATGGGATTCTATGCAGTTCATCCTTAAAGAAGCGAATCTTGAGACTAACGCTCGTTTGACAATTGGTGAAGCTTTAGTAGCAAATGGTCAATGGGAACAGCTTTCTCCTGAACAAAAAGAATTAATCGTGAATGGCAAACCTGCAGTACAAGCTATCTTGGATAGCAAAGAGATGATGGCACAATGGAATGCACTACCAACTGAAATAAAAGAAATTCTTGGTAAGAATGAGAGCTTCTTGAGCAGTGCAGAAGGCGCAAAACAAGCACTAACACAATGGAAT